TTCTGTAAGTAAATATTACTTCTTTGGCGCTGCCTTCTTAGCAGCCTTCTTTACAGGTGCCTTAGCAGCCTTCAGAGCGGTCTCTACAGCCTTAGCATCTGGCAAGATACCAAAAGCCTTGTCTGCTGGGTTGATTGCTCTAATTGCAACTGGTGCAATCGCTGCAACAAGTGCAGTCCATAGATCCTTTGGATCTGTTACGCCCGCCATGTATAGTGCAAGGCCTGATGCAAGGACTGAACGTCCGTATGATGCAAGTAGTGCCTTTAGTTGTTCTGTGTTCATGTTTCCTCCTAGGATAGAACCTTTATTAGTATAGCATATCCAGCCCATAGCCCTACAATTCCTGCGACTCCCGCAAAAACTGGTGGTGCTGGAACTGGCAATTTGAATGCAGCAAATACTACGCCACATCCAAAACCTGTTAGTGTTGACAACAATATATCTCTCATTGTTTTATTTCATCCTCTGGCAATAGTGTTTTTAATTCTTTATATGCTATTGAAATATTCTTCATAGATGGATAGTCTGGCCTTGACATGGATAATGCATCTCCATATTCATCAAAATATGATATGTCTGCATCAACATCATTTACAAACTTAGTTAATGTCTTTTGAACACTTTCAATATATGAAAAAGCCCAATCTCTTGAGTCAGAAAGAAATTTAATAAAATTTTCTTTGTGTATTGAATCATCTGAATCTTCTTTTATTTTTGTAGACTTTGCTATATCAACATATTCTTGAAGCAAAGTCTTTTCAATAAAAAGTTTTGAAACATCTCTTTTAAGTCTAATGGACTGTCTTAAAACTAATAGGTATGATGCTGCAAAACAAACTGACAATGTTGCAAAAACAACAATAAAAATATCTTTCATATCACCACTCCACATGATTCAATTATATCCTAACGCTGCGGGTTTGTCAAACTATAAAAGTCTTTAAAGTTAGTATTAGTAAAGATCTCATATTCGGCAAGGGTTCTAATGTTTCCAGCACCAAACACACCTTCTTCTTCGCCACAAAGAATTCTTTTTTGTTTAGCATATGATATTTCTTCTAACTCTTTCCAGGATATACCACGCAAATTTCTATCTTTCCATATTTTATTATATCCACCACGAGAATAGAAGTGATAAACAATATTTTTTGAAGGAGAATATATATCCCATCCTCTTGTCCATGATCTCATAGCAAAACAAATCTCTTCACCAAAAAAACTAATATCTGGATCATAAGGAACTTCGTTAATTATTGAACCATCTGAAAACATAAACCCACCAAGTACTGTCTCAGACAACTCTGGGTTTTCTTTTAACCTGTCCTTAAACTCAAATCTTTCTGCTGTCCACTGTTTTCTTTTATTTAATGATATCTTTTGTCTGGTTGGATAGTCTTTTATTTTTGGATTGTTTTTAACTAAAAACATACCACCATTTCTTTCAGGCTCAAATGGTGCTGGGAAGTATGACAAAATAACCCTACTATTTCCAGATATATTTTTAGCCCTATTTAACTGATCAATAGATAGTAAGTCCCATCCAGGAGCAAATCTTGTATGTGAGTCAACTTGAAGAAAGTATTCTTCTCCAGAATATAGTTCCATTGCTTTTGCTCTTGCATATCCTGCTCCCCTTGCTTCTTTTGGATGCATCTTTGTTAAAGATAGGTTTTTTATACCGTCAAAACTAAAAAGTTCTGAATCAACCCCTTGATGAACAACTCCAAAAGATAAACTTTCTGGATTTGTTGCATTGTCTATAGCACTTTTTATTGTCCATTGAAGTTCTGGATCACGGTAAGACGCTATAGATATAAATATTCTTTCACTCACTTATATACCTTTCTAACTCTTCTAGAAGAGTAATATCCATATAAAACTGATAAAAGTTTTTCTTGTTCTTTTGCTAATTTTTCTGGTGGAGAGTCTTTAAAAACAGATTTCCACTCAGATCTTTTAAATGGTATTAGTTGTACTATTGGGGTTCCTTTTGGAATAATTCCTTCAAAATCTTCTTTAATAACAAAAGGACAGTTTATATCGGTTTTTAAAATATCAGTATCTACAATTCCAGCAATTGCTTTTATTGGTAAGTTTTGATATGCTGTAGGATGTATAAACAGTGTAGACCAATTCTTAGGAGTTTTAATAATCCAGCCGTGATTATATTTAAGAATATTAGGATTATACCCTTCTGGTATTTCAAAATTAGATGATTGCTTTCTATCCCATGGACCAACCATTGGTGCTTCAAAATCTGAGTTCCAAAAAATTTCTTGTCTTCCATCTTCTTTTTTTTCAACTACTAAATCTTCCCATAATTTAATTATATATCCAGAAGAAAAAACATCAATTGTTGGAGCACACTGTTTTACTGTTACTACAGATTGTTCTGGAAACTCTTCAAATTCAGCATATTTAGGTATATCTTTCCACCACTTAGGTAAATTTTTTACTGCTGGCTCTGGTCTAGGAGAATTTTCAAAATAAAATCTGTCTCTTGACTCAAAAATTATTTTTTTTATCATCTTATTGCCTCTCTTGTAACCAAAACAATTGCGCCTTCCATCTCTAAGGCTTTTTTTAAGTTTAAAACATATTGAAGAGCCTGTATTTTATCGTCATGAACCATTTTTGCAAACTTAAGTTCATTTAACTTAATAGTTAGAAAGTGTTCATTATCAATTAACTCTATAGTAAATCCTTTTGGAGGACTTATAGAGTGAAAGGCTCTACGCATTTGATCTGTATACAACTACTTCTCCATTGTCAATGCTTGCCAGGTGTTAGCCCAGTCTTGTTTAGTTTTGTGTTTATTAAACTCTCTAGATATGTTTCCAAGTTCAAGGAATACTCCACCCCAAACCCCATACTCTTTACCAGAAACTCCATTAGCAAAACAAATTTTTGACACTGGACATCTTTGACACATTGAATCTACAATAGGTCGTACATCAATATTGTCTTCATACTTATCAAAAAATATATTAGTATCAAGACCAAGGCAGGCTGCATCATCTTTCCATAAATGTTGTTTCATTTATTGACCGTATTTGTTTGGAATGTCCCAACCATTACGATCAAGGTTAAAGGTTTTTTGTAGGTACCATGCATTTTTTACACGCACTCCACTTGGAGATGTTCTTGCAAGGTCTGATCTCTTACGCTCTACAACATTCCAACCAACCCACTCAAGTTCTTTATTCTTTGAAACAATCTTTTCCATGTGTGCTAACGAATTAATTATCATTGTATTCTTTCTTTTAGTAACGGAAGATTCCTACTTCTACATTTTTTGATTCTGCAAAAGTGGTTAGTTTAGATACTGGCTGTTTTGGTTTGCTAAGAAATGCAAAATAGTTTATGTGCTCCATGTTGTCATGTACCCAACTCTCTGGAACTTTATAAAACTTTATCTTACGACCCCTTGCCTTCATTCCTCTTTCTGAAAGGTTTGAAAACTCTGAAACAAAAGAGTTGATCTTTGTTGGACCAGCAGAATAGATTATAAAATCTTTTTCTTCTTCTTTCATTCCCGATAAAGCAACACTTATAGCACGAAGGAATAGGTTATAGTCATCAAACTCATTAGTTCCCTGCACTGCCACTATCATTTATTTTCCCATTCTTTAAGTTATCCAGGATGAATAACATTTTATCTACTTCTCTTTTTGACATCTTGGTTGTGTCTAAAGGTCTGCCAGTTTCTGGCCTAACCTTGCCTTCAACTGTATCACCAACATAAAACATGTTATTTGATACCCAATATGCTTTTTGATCTATGATGACAACTCTGGTTGTTTGTTTCTCTTTCCAAATTTTGGATTGAGAGGTAGTAACCTTATCATCAAAAATGTCTTTAAAGAAAAAATCTTTTAATATGTTGTGCATATCGCTTTGACGATATAAAACTTTACTAAAAGAGTTCTTTCTTTTTTTGTTCATTACTATAATTATAGAGGAAAAGGCTATCAATGTCAAGCCCACAACAAGGATATAAATCATTTTTACTTCCTTAAACTAAATGGACTTCCTTGCCAAACCTTTTCTGTCTTACTTTTTTCACGCTCAACAATAGCACGACTCCATGCAAATCCTGCATCTCCGCCCCAAGCATCCCACATAATTCTTCCATTAGATGGAAACTCTGGACCATCAAAGAAACCTTTACCTTTTTTATCTACTTCATGACGAGAAAAGAAAGAATACATTCTCTTAACAGTATCAAGAGACATAGATGCTCCACTAACAATGTCAGTTGCTCTACCCCAACCTACAGGAGTTCCAGCACCAGTTGCTTTGCCATCTTCTTTCCACTTTAAAGCACGACGTGCTGCGGCCTTCATACCAGCATTAGGTGAGTATGTATCTGCCATTACTTGTCCTTCTTTGGATGCTTCACTTCATATGGACCAAGAATAGATTTAACTGTACCGTTTTTATTCATACGAACAATCTTTCCATCTTTAATCTGTGTTGAATTAAACGATTGTGCTTTTTTCTTTGGCATTATTTTAAAAATCCATTCCAAAAATTATCTGATCCTAATTCTTTTTCAGACTTATATGTTCCACCACGGCGCTTATACTCTTGTACTACCCAAGAATTTGCAACTGCAGATGGATACACATCAAATTTATCTTTTGCTGCCTGAACAACTCTTGCATAAAGTCGTGGGTTAGAAGGTGTTGACCCACCACGGCGTGGCTGAATCATTTCTCCATAGTTAGGCTTTTTTGCTTTTTCCATTTCATCTTCCATTTCTTGTGATTTACCAATTGATGAGTCGTACATTGCCATAGCAACCTCTGAATCCATATCATCATTTTCCATGGTATGGTTGTTGATATCTGCAACTTGTGCATTTTTATACATCATTCCAATGCTATAGGCTGTTGCTTCCCACTTGCCATCTTCTTCTTTATAAATTCTAACAGACATTGCTGGATTATCTGGTGGCATTGAAACCAATGCATACTCTGATCCAGGGGTGCCAAGAATTCCACCTTCGTTCATAATGTGCTCTACAACGCCATGCATAACACCCTCAGATGTCATACCCATAACAAAGTCGCCTTCTTTTATCATATACCGATTATATCAGACTTTAGTTCTTTAGTAGTCTTTTAACTTCTTCTAGTGCCCAGATTTCTGGCTTAGTTAGTTTAGAAACCTCAGCCTTATCAAGACCCTTTTTAGATATAGTGACTATGGGATCTGCTAAGAAAAAATCAATATTTAGGTATCCTTTTTCCCATAAATTTAATAGGTCTTTATTTACTGTCTTGAGATGGTCTTCATACATATCTGGCATAACCTCTTCCAACTTTGGGGTTACGGCATATAAAAACTCTCCAGTTTCAGCATCTAGACCAGCAACCTCTAAAGCCCCTTGAAGAATTAGATTATTTATTAACTCATCTTCATTGTTTATCATATGTCTATAAATTGTTTTAATGTTGAAAGTGTTTGTGCACCAGAAACTCTTTTTATTTCTTTTTCATCTTTAAATAAAATTAAAGTAGGAATAGATCTTACTTCTAATTCTGCTGCAAGTTCATGTTCAATATCTAAATCTATAAAAAGAACTGTAAGGTTTTCTGTTTCTCTTACCAATTCTTCAACATAAGGCCTAGTTTGCTTACACGGATTGCACCAGTCTGCAGTAAAATAAAAAATTGTTTTCATTTAATTTGTCCTAATCTTCCAAGTCATAGTTTTTGGACCAGCCTGAATCATCTCAAACATATTATACTCAAACTCATTTTTAAGTTCCATGTATAGTTCTGGATGAACCTCTTGTAACTTATCTGTAATTGAATATGTCATCTCACCATTTTGATCAATTCCAGACATTTCAATAGCACCCTGTACTATTAGATGTTCTAATAAAGCCTGACTTTTTATGTTCACTACTTACCTGACTTTAATCTAGCCTTTTTAAGTGCTCCAAAATCTTTAACCTTTGTGTCTCCAAGATATCCCCATGCAT